ATCTCTTAGAAGTTTGTAATTGAGCAGAATGCTGCTGGTCTGTAAATAGGTAGTCCCATTCTCACAGAAGCTTTCATAACAACTATATCTTTTGCAAAGTTTGATGCATGGCTATCGGACATGCTTACTTCCATACCTTGTCTTGCGACTATATGAATAGCTTGTCCACCGCCAAAAACACCAACGAGTGCAGTTCCAGAAGTGTCTATTTCTTTAGACACTACAACAGGAACACCCCAGAGTCTTGGTAAAGCATTTTCTCCGAAGCCACCTGCACCAACGAATAATGGATTTAAACTTCCACTAGTTGTTACTGCATTAACTTCAGTTACTACTTGATACCAGTCTGCTGGATTCATAATAATTGCATCGGGATTCATATAAGCGTCTTTCTGAATTTCAGTAATCGCTTCGAATACTTGTCCGATTCTCTTTAAGTTTCCACTAAAAGAGGAATAATCAAAAGTGTTTATTCCACTCTTATTAAGAATTCCTGTGAGAGCTGAGCCTGTTCCTGCACCATCTAAGATTTGGTCAGAGATAGCACTTCTTACCATAAGCCGTAATCTGCTATCAATGTATCCTTGTGATGCCGAAACATCTGCCAAGAGTTCCTCAGTCATTGGTATAAATGCACCAATCTTCCTAATGTTCTCCGTTCTTTCGGTAAATGCCAAAGCACTTTCGCCGTAAGTTCCACCTTCAGCAATAGTTCCTGCCGAGTTAGTGTAAGTAGTTTCTTCCAAATACTTATATTGATACTGGTCAGTTGTGATTGTATCAATTAAAGCAGGAACAACATAAGGGTCAGCTACTGCCGACTCTTGTATTCTACTAGCCCTAACCACCGCAGGTGGCCATGTACTTTCAGTTACAGTTGTTTTAAACTCATATCTTGGGTCAAACTTAACTTCAGATGATATGCCTTTTTGACCATTCTCAATAAAACCTTTATAAGCTTCTGTTTCAAGAAATTTTTGCCCAAGTGTTTTAACATCATCTTTGTCTTTGGCTTCGCCATGTACAGCCATAGGCTCTACTGCTTTACCTTTTTCAATTTCAGATTCTAATTCCTTTTGCTCTTTATCTATCTTTTCAGCTTCTTTGATTTTATCTACTAAGTCAGCCATATCTTCATTTCTCTTTGCCCAATTTTCTTTGGTCTCGGAGTTGAAGTCAGTTGGCTCAAATTCCTTAAACTCATTTAAGGTATTTTCTCTAAGTTCTTGTAGTTCTTTTTTCATATCAATTAATTTTGACATATTTATTCTCCTACAATCAAATTAGGGTCTAATGTTTCCATTAAAACCCTTTCCGTTTCTAATAATAAAGTTGTATCATCGATTTCTTCTTCTTTAAGTTTTTCTGGAGTTGCAACACTCAATAGAGTGTCCAAATCTTGGAATGCTTCTTGCAAAGCATCTTGCACTTCCATAACTAGAGAAGCTGACTTCTCTGATAAAACCTTCTCTTTTCCAAGTCTCAAGGCAGTAAGCTCCTTGAATCTTGATAACAATTCAGATAACTTAATAAGTAAATCATCTGATTGCTCATCTAAAGTTAAACCAGAGAGCTCCTTCTCAGTTGCTTCTGATTTTTCTTCGACATCTTCATCATTATTTTCTTTAACACCAACAGTGAAGGTGTTTTGATTTGCTCCGACAAGGACTGGGCTAACTTCCCAAACATTAAGTTCCTTTAAGTATCGAGCATCAACTGGTGTTTCACTATCTTTCTGATATGTACCATTTTCATAATCCAATACTTCATATCCGAAAGACCATTGTTGTAAATCTCCCATAGCTTTAACAGTGTTGAAGGCATCTTTACCAGCTTGAGTGTCCATAATGAATTGACCTTTAAAGGTAGCTTTGTCTCCATCTTGTTTAATGACTCCACGACCAATAGGATTTTTCCAGTCATGAGCCCAGACCATAGCAACTCCACTGTCTCCATAGCCAGACTTAATTGCATTTGGCATTACTACATCTCCATCTGAATCCATTTCATTGAATACTGAGAAGACTGCTTCTACTTTGCCTTCTACTTCATTAGTTATTTTTGAGTCGATTACTTTTGACTCGAGCTTATCTCTTTCCATTTTAAATCCTTCTTTCATGATAAATAACTGTACATCTACAATTACATACTAATCTAGGTGGAGCTCCAAAGCTACTATCTGCTGGATAATTCATCTTAAATCCCTGCACATTGAAAGTAGCATTCTTGTCCACTTCAATCCTGTCCATATAAATATGTGCATCTCTTACTTTACCATCTCTTCTTGTTGTCCACTCCTTAGTTAACATTAATCCTGTTTGACCTGCTGACTGAGCCATTCCATAGTTAGATATAGCAGTTCCTTCTGTTCTTGCAATGTTCATTGCTCTTCCAAGATTCTTCTTTCCTAATACTTTGCTTATTCGTTTTTGAATATGTCTTTCAGCTCTAGCACCAGTTAAACCAAGTTCAGCTACTTCATCAGTTGCTTTCCTTAATGCAGTATTTAAGTTTCCTTTCATTGTCTTTGACATATCTGGAATTAAAGTATCTAATCTCTTTTGAACAAAAGCTTTTGAAGCCCTGTTAAATGATTGTCTTTCTATTGGTAATCTAACTCCAGCTCTTCTTCTAGGGTAGAATCCATCTTCAATAATTTCTTTTCTAGGTTTTAACCTTCTGTTCCTAGTAATGACTTCCTGCTGAGATGGTGTATAAACAAAGTTATCATCTGTTGTCTTCTCTTCTGGTAACAAGAATGCTGTTTGTAAGTAAGCAAAGTCAACTGCCATGCTTTCGTAAATATCAGCTACATCATCAATCCATTTGTTAGCTTCATTATCTATTGCAATGTTTGCTATGTTGATTGTTCCAGAAGCAGTTGCTGATTGTTCTGCAAATACTTTATTGATTGCATTAACTTGATTTCTTAAAAGTACATAATAGGTTTTAGCTAAAACGAAATCCCAATTACCTAATAGTTTATCAAACTCTTCATAATGAATATCTCTTGATTGTTTAGTTCTGAATCTTTCAGTCCTTACCTTCCAATTAGTATCTCTTAATATATTTCTTCTTCTTATAAGCTCTTGAGCAGATGCAAAGTTCTTTTGTTTCTCTAATGTATCAACATTCTCTCTTGCCCAGTGATAAGCTTTCATTCTATCTTCCTTCTCAATGCTTCCACCTAGTAGCAACCAGACAACTTGTTCAGCAGACATTAGTGATGTCTCTCCACGATTGTATGCTAAGGACTTCTTAGAATCTAACTCAGACTCATGTCTTAAGAAATAAGATTCCATTTGTACTAGGAGCTCTTCAGTAACTATTCCTTTTGAAAGATTCTTTGCGTTTGTTGATAAGTCGGTAGGTATATGAGTTTCAGTAATATGAATAAAGTCCAGACCTTTAATTGCATTCTGTCTTATATGATTTGGAACTAGGAATCTAGTCATCTTGCTTTTTAGGGCTAGTGCTATAACTTTCTATCTGTCTTAATCTTCTCTCTGCAAGTTTCCTTGTAGCATAGCAACCCATATTCTTTCCAGACCCTTCTGCAATTACACAATACTGGTCTTCAATCTTCTTAATAACTTTATCTTCAAATCTTTCAATGGTTGCTTTATCATCATTGTTCTCTTCATCATCTTCTGTAACTATTTCTGGAGTGTATTCAACTTCTGGCATATCTACTTGAGCTTCATGTGTGTATTCATCTTGATAATCTCTTTCAGTACCCATTGGCTTTAAGTAATAGTTTTGTGATTCATCAGTAGGTAGTCCAACTGCTTGTCTTGCTTCTCCGACTGTTACCCAACCACCTTCAACACCAACATTCATTCTCTCAAACAATTCGTTATGGTCTGTTTGCAAAGCTCTTACTTGACTGAAGTCATATTCTGCATAAGCCACTTCACTTGATTCATAATCTGGTAATAATATTTGTTGAGTTATTTCTTCAGCGACCATCTTCCATAAAGGAATCAGTTTGGATTCAGTAAAGAACTCTCTTAGTTCTCTAGCATTAGAATAAGTTGCGTGTTTCAATCCAGCTCCAAGACCAGCAAGGATAGCTGGAACACCAAGAACAGCAGACACTCTCTCTTCTGGAACTTGTCTGAGAGCTCCTATGTCTAAATCTTTAGGAGAGAACGATAGCTTCTCTATGTTCATTGAGCCAGATAGAATTAGTGGCTTACCTTTATTCTTTCCACCAACCTTCTGTTGATATGTCTTAGATATTTGGTCGGCTTCATCTTTAGTTAATCCATATTCATCTTTTGGACTAATCAAGATTGAAGGAACACCCATGTTAGATAATAAAGCTGTTGCCATTTGTCCTGCTGATTCATCTCCATAGATTTCTCTTAATACTGTTTTAAGTGGAGAGAATCCAGTCTTATGGTTATCTGGGTCAAGACCCAACTTGAAGTGAACGATGTCTGTCTTATCAATCTTTGCTTTGCCATCTTCCATTTCATAAACATAATGAGTTATCAGTTCTTCTTTAGTTCCTTTAGGAATTACATTGCTTGGCATCAAAGGATAGAGAGCTACCAGTTGCCCAACATTATTATATTGCTTAAGCAAGTAAGCATCTCCAGATACATGAATGGCATTTATAATATATTGTTGAACTACATCTCCAGACATATAAGGATTAGGTCTTCTCAATAATAAACTTAAAGGGTGGTTAGGTATTGTTAGTTTTTCTCCATGCTCATCAACAGTACAAACTCCTATTGTTGCTTCTGAGAATGCAACACCAAGAACTTGAAGACAAGCTGTAACTGCTGAGTTCGATTGTCCATTGCCCAGACCTTCTATATCCCAGTTACCAGCAGAAGTGTGGTATCCCTCAATAAATGATGTGGACATTCCATAAGTTGATTCATTAGGGTCATCTCTATAGAAGTCATAGCCAGTTGTTCTCTTGTAACCAGTTCTATTATCTCTATATCTAATATTATTAACTATGTCTCTAAAGCTTCTTCGTTCTGCCATCTTCTCCTCAGTATGCTCTTATTGTGTTCTTCTTTGCACTTTGCAATACAGCATAAGCCAAGCTATCCACTTGGTCATCGTGTTCTCCATTAGGAAACTGTAACAATTCCTTCTCCATATCAGAAAACCAAACTGCATCTCTAGGAAAGAATACCATACCAGCTTCCATTTTCGCAGACAATGGCAAAGCCCTAGAGAGCTTGTCTCTGTCTGCCTTCAATTCTACAATCGGAAGTGTTGTTTGTCTTCTTACGATTTGAATTAATGCTAATTGGTATCCTGCTCTTTCAATCCCAATCATGTCTGGATTCCACTTATCATAAACTGTTTGAAGGAGCTTTAATACTTCTGGAGCTTCTAATCTCTCTCTAATGACATCGAGCACGAAGATATTGTTCTTCTTATCAAGACCAACAGTTGTTACGACTGTATAGTCTGCTGATTCCTTAGTTGATGTTGCCAAGTCAACAGTTGTAATCCTTCTTAGTTCTTTTGAATTTCTTTTAATCTTTCCAGATATAAGATAAGTATTTGTTTCGTAGTTGCCCTCATCATTAAACTCTTCAACTGATTCTTCATTATAGAATTGAAACCATTCTCTCTTAAGCAATCCACCAGTAAGCTCAACGAATTGAGCATCATACTCTTGTGAGAACAGATAAGACCCAATCTCTTGCTTGGCTATCTCTAATTCTTTAATATCAATAATTGGATTGGCTTGACTAGGATAGACCCATCGTTCCCATTCATCTTTGCCTTCAGCTTCATCGTATATTTTATAAAACCAGTTGTTCATTCCTGCTGGAGTTGATATAAACAAAGCTCCACCTTTCCTATCAGTAAGGGTTGGTCTTAATACTTCTTTCCAAGTCTGTTCTTTGATGTAAGCACACTCATCAAGAACTATGTAATCTAATCCTGCACCACGAAGTCTATCTGGGTTATCAGCAGTCCTTACAGTAACGAATCCATTAGTCTTTGTATAGATTGTCTTCTCAGATTCCTTAACTTCCATTCCATATTCACTAGCTAACTGTCTGATTGTCTTCCAACCTTCAAGAGCCATTGCATAAGTGGGAGCTACCCACCAAGTGTTCTTACCTTGCATTGCTTTTGCTAAACAGATTAAAGTTCCAAGTCTTGTCTTTCCAAATCTTCTTCCAGCAACTAAAACTTTGAATCTTGCTTGAGACTTGGCTACTTCTTGTTGAGCTTCATGTAGTTTCGGAAGTGTTACTTTATATCTAGTGGTAGTAACGAAACCTTTTGGGTCAAGACTGGTTTCCATGCCTTAACCAATTTAGAAAATCTCCAAACAAATCTTCGACTAACTCTGGTGGCATAGGACTTACCAAATATATTTGTGGAGATGGCATTGGTATTACATATTCATTAATTATGTATGATGTATCTACATCAGAGAAATTCATATCCCAATCTTCAGCCATTATCATATCAACAAACTTACTGTTCGTTTCATCTTCATTCATATTATGTTCTGGAGTATCACTCATGACTGTTCTATTGTATCAGATGAAACTTGTTCTGGGTTGTTCTCACTAGGATTAGATACATCTTCATCGTGCATATCGTGCATAACTGAATCACTAGGAAGTTCTTCTATGACCTTATCATCTTGAAAGTCTGAATAAGGCTCTCCATCTGCCCAGCTCATATCAACAACTACTTCTTCAACATTAGTAACTTGTAGGGAGCTCTTCTCTCCAAACTGCATAGGATACTTAACCGATAAGAGTTTCAGTAATAGGTTTCCATTGGTTTGCCCTAGTTCATTAATGCGAATCAAAGTATTAACTTTAAACCGAGCTTCAGCATCTATGATTCTCTGCCATTGTTCAATAAAGTATTCATCTTTCTCTTCGAGGGCTCTCTGTCTCCATCTTCTAAAGGTTGATGAGTTAATTCCTGCGAAGGCACAAGCATCTTCAATGTATGCTCCATTCTCTAAAGCCCTAATAAGTTTTATCCATGTCTCTTCATCAAGGAACTTGTTCTTCTTTTTGGATTTCGTTAATCCGAAGTTCCTAGCGAGAAAGCCTTCATTATCTTGTTCTGTCATATACCTATCTTAGTTTTTTTCTAAATTACAAATCAATAATTATATATTAGTACAATAAGAACAAATGTTCGAGAGAGATTTTTATGACAAAAGAAGAATCTGAATCTAAAAAACTTGTAAAGAATAAACAAGAGGTCAAGCACAACGAAGAGCTTGGTAATAATTATTTTCCATCTGGTTGGAAGCCACAAAGAACTTGGGATAATGAATCTAATACTGGAGAAGTTACTCATGTTCAGCAAGAAGAATCCTTTAAGTTCAATTCATTATTAGATGAATGGGGATTTCCTAGCGAAGAATTTTTCATTGTTGAAGAATCAATTAAGTTTTCTACTTGGCAAACTCAACTCAAGGGTGGAACTGTTGCTGATATGTATGCTTTTAAGGCAACCATCAAACGAAAAAAACCAAAGCATGATAAGTTTTTCAAAGAGACCTTAGCTCAAATCAAGAAGAAGAAGCCAGTTAAAGTATCTAAAGACACTGGAGAGTTAGCTTATTTCTTTATTTGTGCAGATTGGCAGTTCGGTAAACGAGAATACAACTCTGATTGGGGAGCTGATGAGACTGTTGACCACATTCGTAATGGAATCATCAAAGCAAAAAATAATATTAAAGAATTAAAGAAGATGGGTCAGATAGTAGATGAAATATATATCATCGGAGTTGGGGATTTAATCGAAAATTGTTTTGGCTACTTCGACCATCAACCCTTCAATATCGAATACACAAGAACTGAGCAAGAACACTTAGCTCGAAGCATGATAGTTGAGATACTAGATGGCCTGTTACCTTTAGCACCAAAAATTGTTATTGGCTCAGTTATCGGTAACCATTCTGAATACAGAAGTGGTAAAGGAAGCATAACAACAAGCAGACTTGATGGCTCTGATACAGCAATCTTTCAAATCATTGGAGAGATTATTGAAGGCAGAGAAGCTTATAGTCATGTAAAGGTAGTTGTTCCAGATGATTTCTATTTAGTTCTTGAAGCCAAAGGATTAAGACTAGGTTTTTATCATGGTCATTTAACTTCTGGGGGAGCTAACATAGAAAAGAAAATTATGGGTTGGTGGTCTAATCAATCAATGGCAAGACTTCCCATAGGGTCATGCGACATTCTTTGCACTGGGCATTATCATCACTTGAGAGTTTTAACAGAACGAGGAAAGACTTGGTTTCAATCTCCATCGTTAGATACTTCAAAAGAATTAGAAGCAAGAAGTGGGCTTACAACTACACATGGAATCTTAACATTCACAGTGAGCTCTCTAGGGTGGGATAATTTAAGAATACTTTAATGATTTCCAATTTTAGATTTATAATTAGGTCATGAAGAAAATAGTTGCTATCGAGAATGATGGTGTGGAAGCAAAGTTGCTTGTGCTTGATACAGATTCTGAAGAGATGACCACTCATAGAATGCCCATTGGTATAATGAAGGTTAGTCCAGTAGAGGATTATCATGATAAAATTAATTTTGAGCCCTTTGATGAGTTGCATACTAGCAACTTATCCACACCCAGCTGATATAGAAAACTATATCGCTTGTCAAGTTGTTGAGACCAAGCTTGAATCGGTCTCTCGTTGGCAACCCTTAATAGAGGAGTACTTCAAAGAAGAAGATGTTGCTAGAGCCATGCTGATTGTATATTGTGAAAGTCGAGGTAAAGAAAAAGCTGTTGGTAAAAATAAAGATGGAACTTTTGATGTTGGTCTTTGGCAATTCAATGACAACACTTGGGCTTGGTTAAAACCAAAGTTGAATATAACAAGCTCAAGATATAACCCAAAGGTCTCAACTGCTGTTGCAAGTTGGTTAGTATATAACGACACTCAAAACAAATATGGCAATGGTTGGTATCATTGGAACTCAAGTAAACATTGTTGGGGGGATTGATGTGTAAATATTGTGATACAAAAGAAAAAATTGTACATAGTGGAACAGATGCGTTGATGCTTCAGTGCTTAAAGGATTTACATAAAATTTGTTATGGGTGTGCCAACAAAAGAATGAAGAAGGATTAGAAGAATAATGATTTTAGCTTGGAAAGATTCAGAAGGTAATCAGTGGTATAAGTTCAAAGCCAAAGATATTGATATGTTGTATCCAGCGATGGTAGAAGAAAAGTTTGATGATGAGTGTGAGGGTTATTGTGGTATATGATATGCTACAAGTAAAAGCACTCTTTTGGATACCTTTGATTCAAGGACAAACAGATGAAGAAAGATTGCAAATAGCAAAAGAAACTCTTAAAAAAATAACAGGGGAAGCTGATATATTCCAAGTATATCTAACTAATAATATTGTAGAGCTGGAAGTAAAGCCAAAATATCTAGTAGAAGAAGAATGAAGATGTTTTATATAGTTAATCCAAAGTTCATGTGTGTTTGCAAAGAAGAACTTGTTTGGAAAAGTAAGGAAGAAAAATACTGGTGTAGTTTTTGTAAAGAGTTTTATAAAGATGATAATGTTCATAACAACTTTCTTATAATTCAATCCGATAACCAGTGATATGGCTATATTTGCATCAGAACTAGCCCTTCAGAGCCATTCTAAGAGCAGTAAAAATCATTCATACATTGTTGTCCAGAATGAATATCCCATATACATTGGGCTTTTAAGGAATCCATAATGAGTGATGATTTCTGGAATGCAGAAAAAGAATCCTTTGCAGAATACAAAGCAAGAAAGACAAGTCATAGTAAAAGTCTCAGTCAACCAAACTCATTAAGGAATCAACATGGTAAATGTAAATATTCGAAACTCGAAAAACATAAATGCAAATGTAGAACTTGTATCAACAGAAGAAGTAGGAACAAAGGTCGAAGAAAGCAAAACCTAGTTCGAAAGAAGTTAAAGATTCCTAACAATAAATTTTATGGAGCAGATGCTCATGAAGAAAATTGGTCTGCTGGATTTAGAGTCGAGGTTAAAGCTGGTAAGCAAGTTCAACCAGTTGCTACTTTGTTTTATAAATGCAAAGCTCAATCTGATACAGCTCACAATGCAATCGGTGGTAAGAGTAAACCATTCATTCAAGTCTCAATGCCAGACAACTCAACTAATGGAATAGTTTCATTTGAATTAGATGACATTGAAAACATTTGTGTTGAAGTCCTAAAGAACTTTGGATACAGCTTCGGAGATTAAAGCAACTCGGACTCAATTGTTGGAGACTGGGTTGAGTGTTCAACAAGGTAACCCATAAATCAACTATAAAATATATCATCAGTTGACCGAAAGGAGTATCCAACCTGTTCGGAGTTCTCTTCCGACTCTATTCTCAACCCTTAATGTCTCTCATCATTAATTAATTAATTAACAACATCTGGTCTTTTCTCTTCTTGGCAAAAGATGCAGATATGTAAATCATATCCAGTATAGCCAGTATCTCTAAACTCATGACCATCAACTTTGCAGTCATGCTTCTTTGGCTTCTTCTCTTCTACATCGGAAAGTAAAGACCAATGTTTGACCAAAGCAAATGGAGTCAAGGTCATACCTACAAACAGCTTCTTATATGTTTCCACTCTGTTAGGAATTTCTTCTGCTGTTACTCCAGCTTCACGAAGCTCTTTGATACATTTATTCCAACCACCTCTTTCAACTTGAGTGGTCGGCTCATATCCAATAGCTTCAGTAAGAGCTCTCCATAGCTTTTTTCTATCTTCCAATATATTACTTTGGTTAGATGACTCTAGTTTGTATGTCTCTGATGAACTAGGGCTAGTGTCATCTTTGACATGGGGTCGGTCATCTATGACCCTACTGCTTCTATAAACTGTATAAAGATTTGAAGTTTGCTCTCCAGTAGCTTTATCAAATCTCTTCTCAGATTTTATAGCACCGATACTTTTTAGTTCTTTAAGTGCTCTCTTGATTGTAGAATCAGATACATTAATTCGAGATGCAAGAGTGCTTATGCTTGGAAAACAAGTTCCATCATCTTTGTCAGCATATCGACAAAGAAGAGCATAGACTCTTACAGCTTGTGCCGAAATGGGAGAATCAATTACCCACTCTGGCACAATACTGAAATATACATCTGACTTTATGTAGTCAACCATTTTTAAAATGGAGCTTCAAGAGAATCACTTGCTGGTGTATTCTTTGCATCTTCTTTTGCTTGAAGCAAATCTTTTATTAATTCCGATGCACCGATACCAGTTAAGCCATCACTTATCTTGGTGTTAGCTTTGTCTGCATCTTGCTTAGTAACTTCTCCAACAAGTTTGTTGATGAATCCTAATTGCTTAGCAGTTGCTTCTCCACCAGACCCAGATGGTTTGCTCACATTTGACTTTGGATATGTATAACTTGCTTCTGGAGCAATGCCATACTCTTTCCAAATCTCATCAGCAAACTTCTTTGCTGTTGGAATGATATGTTCCATACCAATCTTTCCAGCAGTAGCTAATTCAATAGCTCCTTTGAATGCTGTCTGAGCAACTATAAGTTTATCTTTACTCATGTTATCCTTCCTACCTAGTGAATGGTCGAGGGTAACTATATGACCATCTTCCATTCTTCTTGGATTTTTGTTTTCTTCTTTGGTGTCTATTCATTTTCCACCAAACTTAATTGTGGAGCATCACGATAATCTCTTTCAGTAGGGAGCTCCTTGAGATAATAGAATGCTAGTCCTTGTTTTTTACTTCGGACTGTTTCAATATCCCAACCAGCTTTCCTAAGATTAAAGATAGATGAGCCGAATCTGGAATAGTTCAAATCATAAATGAACTCTCCATTAGAGATTGGCTCTCCTTCTCTATGTCGTTGTAATGCCCAAGACACCATGTCATGTTTTGATTTAACTTTATCTGGAATCTTCTCTCCACGAAACCAATGTGCAGTTCGTGTCATTACTACTCCCTTCTACTTGCTCAATCTTGTTTGAGCTCGTTTGTTTATTCTAGCTTGAACAAAGTCATCAGACTTTGCCCAATCTTTTATTGTTTGCTCTGTCCAAATAGGAATACCACCAGAAACTAACCATTCTGGTTTAGGTAATCTATCTTGATGTTTCCAAGTTGCAACAGAAGCTCGGTCAACACCGAGCAACTGTGCAATCTCTTTAACAGACATGAGCTTCATGTCAGTTATCATTTATATTCTCTCCAATTCTTGTCGAGCTTTTGTAGTTAACAAGCTGTCTTGTTTAAGAACACTTGTTGCTTGTCTCTCATAACGAGCTCTTTCATCTTTGCCAGTTGGCTTAGACCATAGCTCATAAGAGTTAACAGCATTAAGTGCAGTCCACTTGTTAGCTCCAAAGTAGCCAGACTCTTTAGACCAGTACTCTCCAATGCGAGAAAGAGTCCTATCACGATTTTTCATTTGTCGTTCATAGGTCTTCTTCATATCTTCAGAAGCTCCCTTCTCTAGTTCTTGTGGCTCTGGAACTATTGATTTTACCATTGCCCAGAATTTAGCATTGTCAATTTCCTGTTCTATTAATAAGTTTACATCTTTTGCAAACTCATCAAAGAATCTTTCTGCAATACCTAATGCAAGTCTTGCATCATTTATTTTTGCCGTTGCAGATTTAGTATGAGAAACTCTAAAGCTTCTCTCATAATCTCCTGCCATGTTGTATCTAATCATATTAGAACACGACAATCTCACTGGTAACATCATCACTTGTAATGAAGAGCTTCCATTGTGAGAGTTGGTCAACAGCATATAAGGCAAGATAGTATCCTTCTCAATAGGAAGAGCTTTATCTATATTCATCATGATATAAATAAGCTTTCCACCATGTAGCTCTCCAGCTATTTCATACTTCGCTTCTCCACTGTCCACGATGTTATCCATAAACTGAAATGCTTCTTGGTTTTGAATTGGTGTATATCTTTTACCAACAACACCAAGAGCTTTCATCTTGTCTTGTCTTACTACTGCAAAGTTGTCTTCAACTTGTACTTGAGTTTCGAACTCTCTATTTTTTGCTCTACTCCTAAAGTATATGTCTTCCAACTTTACTTTCCAATCAAGACCTGCTGTCTCGATTGCTTCTTGAGCAGTCATTACATTGCCAGTAGTTTTACCTACTCTATGCAATGCAGTATTGACTGTTCCTGTTTGTGTTTCACTTTCTATTAAGTTCATTTTTGAACTCCTTTCATTGTTTTATTTAGTGAATGTTAGGGTGTTATGCCTAACCTAGTGGAGAGCTCTTAAGGATTTAATAATGATTTATTAGTACGACCTTAAGACTGGTAGGGCATTCCAGCTTCTCCCCACTAGGTTAAGCACAATGCTTAACCTGTTGAGTTAATTGTCAAACTTGAATAAGTTTCCATCGACTCCACCACGAAGCTCTTCTCCATTCTGAAGTCGAGTTTCCCAATCGAATGGGTCTCTTTTACTTTCCAAGTATTCATCAATCTTCTCTCCTATATAACCTGCAATGAACAAGGGTAAAAATAACCACTTAGCCATAAAGGTTAGTAAGTAGATTGCTTCTGCTTCATTCATAATGACCAGCTCCATCATGGTCTGGAGAGAAGTCATCAACATCTCCTAGATGCTTACGACACTCAAAACAGAACACATTGTCTGTATCTTTATCAACGAAAACAGTTGAATCTTTATTCAAATAACTATGATTACAAATCATAGATACTCCTTCCTGTTATATTTTTTATACTTTGCTATATCAATAGCTTGAGTAGCTCAACTGAAGCAAAAGGTAAAATACTAAAAAACCCTTGTGAGACTCTTCATTCTCTAACCAAGCCACTCAAGCTACTGACATATAAGAGTGTGGTTGTGAGCTGTTGCCAGTCCACATCATCTCCTAATAGATGAACTCTTTTGTCAGTAGCTAAAGATTAGTCTTCTTTTATTTTAGCTTGAAGCTTATCAATCCTTTTGACAATCGGCTTTTGCTTCTTGTCAAATTCGGCTTCAGTCTCTTTGAACTTATCCATGTATTCATCAGATAGTTCTTTAAGAGCTTCTTCCTTTTGGGATTCAATCTTTTCCACTACTCGTTGTTGCTTACGAATTTTATATTCGTGAACTTCGTTCAAAGATTTCTGAGAGACAAGCCCTTCAGCTACATTCTCTTCAGTAACTTGAACAGTTTCAGTTGAAGACAATTCTCCTCTTCTGGATTTATGTCTCTTCCACTCTTCAGCCATCTTTGATATTTGAGATACTGTATAATCTATACCTAACTCTACTGATTGTATTTCTACTAAGTATTTCTGGTAGTCATCAGTGGTCTCAATATGTTTCGTGCCTTTAGGACAATACAAGCTCCACTTAAGAGCGTGTCCATCTTTCCTTCTTTGGAGAACTAAGGCTCCACTAAAGAAAAGTCTCCAGCATTTAACACAACGAACAAACCGATTAGATTCAAGATTCAGAGTGATATGTCCTATTGAACTATCATCATCTGACATTCCTAAATTGTTATCGGTATAAAAATTTGTAATTTCTCTCAAAACTACTCCTTCCATTGTTTAGTTGACAATTATTATACTCTTTGAGTATTACAAATAATTATCGTTGAGCTCTGAGTTATTCAGAGCTCTGCGATAACTACTCTTCTTCTTCGTTTCCAAAGAACTGAGCCCTAATCAACTTTGGTGTTTCAGTATCTTCACGAGACCAAACATAGTACTTTGATTTAGGTTGGTTTTCTGGGTCAAACTCAATATGTTCAACTCCCTTCCAATCTGAATAACCAAGTTTGATATTCTTATCACCCAATTTCATATACAATGCGTAAGCTTTCTGATAAGAGTCAGCTTCGATTGTAAAGTCAATCGTAAAAGTTTCATGAAATAAGTATTTCATAAATCTCCTTTCTGTTATTTAGTTTGATACTCCTTATAAGTATCTATCTGCTCTCGTGTTTCACTGAACTTCTCAACCCTACTGTTTCGATTTCGTTTCGATTTAAGGATTAGTTGGATAGTATTGCTAATTGCACAAGAGCAGTTAGATAGTTACTCGTATAGAGTTAAATCAGATTTAAGTCCTTCAAGGACATCATCTAAATCCATTGTTGTATCAGTAGCGAATCTGATTTCATAATCAGTCAACCAACTGTCAACGACTTTTGGATTAGCTCCATCTGTATCTCCATTTTCAAGAAGGTCTTTCACATAATCAATGAATGAAGCAATAGTAACTTCATCAGAGTAATGTCTAGCCTTTTCGAAATAACGAATGACTTCATCTGGATTGTTGAAGTAGTTTGCATCATTTAACACACTAGCTCCAGTCAATATAGAATCATCATTAAGCAAATCAGTTCTTGAATATCTTACATAGCTGTAACCACCAAGCTGATTCTTTAAGAAGCTAACAGCTTGAATATCTTCTTCAAGTCTTAGCTTCGTTTCGTTGTCTTTGTTTTCCATTGTTAAACTCCTCTTGTTATTGCATTAACAAATAGAGTGTACCAATCTGTCTTTGACCAAATTTCAGTCATTTCAACTTGGTGCATATACATTCCAACACTATTACTATATGTGCCATTATCAACTGTTACAGTAGTTGTGATATTGATAACTTTATCTTTTATAGTTACAGTGCTAGTCTTTGTAACTTCTCCAACACCCATCTCATGGGTAACTTGAAAAGTAGCCCATCTATCTTTAGATGGCATGGAAACTCTATCAGAGCCATGATTCGCATAAGAATCTCGGCTTGTCCAATACACAATGTGGAAATTGTAATAACCTTTTCCTTTTGTGTTCCATGTTGGGCATTCTGGAAATCTTAGTTCATCTTGATTAGGAGCTGGAACAAGTTCCTGTCCATCAGCAAAATCGCTAAGTCCTTCCTTTACTGCTTCTATTAGTTTATTCATTTGTGTTTTGTTCATAATAAAACTCCTTTCTTTTTTTTGTTTAATTAGTTTTTTTATGATTGATACTTTATAAGTATCTATCTGCTCTCCGATTAAGAAGAGCAGTTAGATAATTACCTAATTTGCTTCAAGGTCATTAACTATTCTATACCATCAGAAATTTCGACAATCTGACTTCCTATTACTTGAGGCCTATCAATCAGCGTATCCATATTGATAGTATCTTTGGTTGACATAAGTTTTTTGTAATTCACATACAAATCTATGTGAACATTCTTTAGGTTTCCATCATAAGCATCAGAAATAGATATTCTATATTCTGTTCTAAATGGAACTCTCTCTCTGTTATGTCCTTTGGTATCGTTCCTGCCAACTGAGATATGAAGAAATCTTTCTTCATTTCTCATTAACTTGTTAGCTTCGTTTTCAACCACATACTCCATTGTCCACCAACCCTCTCCAGTGTTAAATGGATTCTCTGTATCTTTATGTCGGTCAACTCCAGTAGTGTAAATAGAATCTTCGGTATAAACTTCGGCATAGTCTTTATTTCTATTGTCCTTATTTATTCCTTTGACTTCCTCTACTCTAAAGTCTCCACCATTCCACGCATGGTATGTGTTCATAGCTTTCACTATTTTTTTTACTTCACTTAAATTCATAATAAAACTCCTTTCTTTTTTTTGTTTAATTAGTTTTTTTATGATTGATACTTTGTTATAAGTATCTATCTACCCACCAAGCTGATGGGTAGTTAGATAGTTACTTGTAGTAACCATATTCGCAACTGTTGCACCAGAAGAAATATGTATTCTGAACTTTGTATTGTTCATCTACAAATCCTTCCATTGCAATTCTGATTTTTAATTCAGTGTTGCAAGTTTTGCAAAAAGTCATTGCTGACTCCTTCCGATTTTTTGTTTGTGTGGTATTGATTTGTCATTGATACTTTTATAAGTATCTATCAGCTCTCGATTAGGAGAGCTGTTAGATAGTTACTTCTTAGCTTCGTGTCTTGCTTTCATCATCAAGCGACCACGATACTCTCTCTTAGCACAACCTTCACTACAGTACAAAGTATGTTGTGTACTGAATGTTCCGAGCTTAGTGATTTCTCTAGTCTCAGAGTTATAGTCGATGTCTTCAACCTCGTTTGTGTAAAGAACAACATCTGAGAATTTGATTCCAGTTATTTCAACTGATACATCATCTTCATCGTAATCATCTTCATCATCAATGATTGACTCATCAACCATAAATGATTTTAATGATTCCTCGTAGTAACTGCCAGACTCAGTGATAATTGTTTCACAAGTCATATTGTCGCACATAACCATTTCGCCATTATCTGATTCTGTAAGAACTTTGAGCATAGCATCTTGAGTTGCTTCATCTGCATCTTTCCAAGTTGTTATGTTCATATTTTCTACTTCGTTATTTATATCCATTTTTTGTTTTCTCCTTTCAAGAGAATAGTTTTTTACTTTGATACTTGTATAAGTATCTATCAGCTCTCCTTAGAGAGCTGTTAGATAATTACTTAGATATATTTTTATCTTTATTCATTTAGTTCCTCAATCTCAGATTTTTTCTCTATGTACATCTCGTTGTCTTTCCAACAACCCTTGCAAAAACTATCAAGTGAATTTTTCTCTAAATCATTTCGGTAAGCCCTCTCGTATGGCTCAACTAATTCTTTTCCACAAGCAGTTTCCATAACAAATCCTTTTTCACTTATTTTCATATCACTAGCTTTGATATGTGTTAAAGCTGTTGGTGGATAGGTGTCCCCTCTTTTTGCTATGTTGTACACTCTGGCTTGAAGTATCCAAAGTTCTTTGTTATTCATTTTTTGTTTTCCTTTTTGTTTTTTAGTTTGATACTCGTATAAGTATCTATCAGCTCTCGGTTAAGAGAGCTGTTAGATAATTACTTTGTAAGAAAGTTAAGTGCTACGACTAAAGTCGGAACAGTTACAATCCTTATCAAGTTAAATGTCATTATTAGTATTTCCATTTTTATTTTTTCCTTTTTGTTTTTAGTTGGAAGAGATTCTTCCATAGAGCCCACTCAATGAATGAGCTCTAGCAACAATCTTCTATCCTATATTTTTGTTTAATTTCCTTTTAATTTTTTTTCCTTTATAGGTTTGGAAGTTTCAGACTTCCGACTGTCCACTCAGCATCTCCTTAACAACAGACTCAGAATCAAACATAGAGGATTCTTTCCGATGAAATCTTTGTGTCTAAACTACGAACTCCTTTGAATCTTGGAATCAAGTATTTTTGAGATTAGGAAATCTCGATGGCTACGATTGGCTCGACACGACTTTGGTACTGTATCAGAACGAGAGTGGATTTTTTGAGCTTTTGACTTTCAGCTTTTAAGACTCTTGGGGATTTACCAGAGGTAGTTCTGGGAGTTCAATCCGTTTTGTTTATTTCATAAGATAATATTACCTACTTAATCAGAGATTGCAAATTTATAATTAGGAATATAGAAGAAAATAGGATAAATAGATATATTAGAGCCAATAGACATAGGGTCTAATAGTACGAAAAAAAAAATTTATTTTTTTTTAGAAATTTAGAGAAATATCACTCAAATTATGACTATCAAGTTATATTTTTCAAAACTTGGAAGAGTCCAGTTAGGAGAAGAGTTACAATCGTTGCCCAAGCAAAGAGCTCTTGCCTATCAACTTTTGAATTTGTTTTTTCATGGAGCTCATCGATTCGCATATTAGTCTGTTCAAGTTTTGCAAGAATCAATCCGAGCATCTCCTTGTTGGTGTACCCTTGATGATATTCTTGTAAGTGATTTTTATCTTTGTGAGTCATACATCTTCTCCTCTTGACCATCTACAAACTTTTGAAACTCTCCAGCAACAGTTATGAGTGTCTTGAAGATTGCATAGACTACTACCAGAGAGATAGCCACAACAAACATCGGAAACCAGAATGGAATTTCCATTAAGAAGCCAACTTTAAAAAATATAAAAGACAAACCAACATACAAAAGAATATCCAACCGATTGATTTTTCTAAATACTTATCCATCTATCTCTTGCCACCATCATAAGCTACTGCGTGTCCGACTTCTATCATCTCTTGATTGATATTTGTTTCATCTATATAAAGTTCTCCAAGTACTCTGCCATACTTTCCTTTTCCTTGTGAATGTAACTCAACAGAATATATATCATCAACACCAAAAAGTCTTTCCTCTAACCAATGTTTCGAAGCCAACCCTCTGACTTTCTCTTCTTTATCTCTTGTTCGTGATTCTGGAGCATTGATGCCCACAAGTCGTACACGACATTTATGCCACACATTAAAACCCAAATCAATTCTGACATCTACTGTATCTCCATCAACTACTCTTAATACTTCAACTCCATAATAATATTTCATGTGGTTATCAGTTTTTTCTTAATCCCATTGTTAGCAACCAAAGTGAAATAGATATTAGAATTGCAATCCCTACTATGTCCTTAGAGCTCGAAGTTAAAGTCAACCATGCGATGAAAAATCCAAGAATTGTGAAAATCTGAGCAATAGTCTCCTTCACTGCTTCTACAAACCACTTGCCAATATATTTTAGAACTTTCCAAAACCATCTAGCGACAAACAATACAGACAACTTAATAGAAGTAATTGTTTTCAAAATCATATTCCACAAACCTAGACATAAAGATTTTAAGTTAGACCATGTTGCACTAACAGCTTTAACAATTAAATCTTTTAATTTTATAACTGCATAATAAGGCAAACCCAATATCTTAAAAAGTAAATCCAATATTCGTATTATTAATTTCATCATTTTATTTTCCTAATAGGGATTATACTTCCTGCCGAAATGATTTGCGAGACTATGATAACTGGAACTACAACTTCTTTGGCTTTATCTTTTTGGTCTTGAGTTAGGTCATTACCAATTTCTGAAACATTACCTACATCTGAAAAATCAATATCAGTAAGTTCTGCTATTGGATTCTCCAAGAAGGATTCTAAATTTATTTCTGTTACTGCATCAGCAAATGTATATTCTTGAGAAGAATCATCTGCATTCGCTACTGCTCTCTCTACGAACTCATCAACAGCTTGTGCAACTGCTTCATCTTCTTGTACTAATTCAGCTACTATCTCTACATCTTCCTTCTCTACTCCCAACACTTCAGCTACAACTTCTACTTGTGCTTCAGTAAGTTCCTCAACATTCTCAACAGCTTCCTCAACTATCTGTGATACAACCTCAATTACTTCTTCAGATACTTCAGAAAGATTCTCAACACCTATGTCATTAACTTCTTCAATGACTTCTACTAATTCCTCATTCTCTAATTCCTCAACCTCAATCTCTATCACTTCCTCAATAACTTCTTCCAGTTCCTCTACCTCTACTGCTAATTCTTCTTCAGTAAGCTCTGGCTCTTCCTCATTTGTAAAGATTTCTATAATGCCTGTAACAATTTCCTCTGCTGTAACTTCTATCTCTATTACTTCGGCAACAGTTTCTGGAATAGTCGTAGTAGTTGTAGTTGTCGTTGTAGTGGTACTTGTGGTTGTGGTAGTAGGAGTTAGAGCAACTATTATATCTTCAACATCTACCTCTTTTATTTCTATAACTTCTTCCTCAACTTGTTCTGCTAACTCTTCTAGTTCCTCAATATTTTCTTCAATCTGTTGGATAACCTCAACAAATTCTTCTAGTTCTTCTTCTGTGTATTCAACATCAACCTGCATTGATTCTTCTAAAGATTGTTTTACTTCAGCTTTAATCCTAGCTTCCTCTTCAGCATCTTCTCTAACTAATCTCTCATCATCAGTTTCATAGTATCCAGTCTCAGCAAAGTTCCTATCTAGCATCTCTTGATATTCTCTAGCTTCTCTGTCAGCTCTCTCTGCATTGGTTTCGTAATATCCTGTTTCAGCTTGGTTAGCTTCTGATTCTTCAGCTATGCGTTTTTCTTCAGCAATCCTTTCAGCTTCAATTCGTTCAGCTTCTATTCGTTCAGCTTCCAATCTTTCTTGTTCTTCCTTATATTCTCTATCTCTGCGTTCAGAATCTAACTCCCAGTATCCAGTCTCAGCTTGGTTATTATCTCTCTCCCAATTAAGAG